AATATCTTAGTTCATCTATAGTAACTTCATCGCTTTGGCTTTCCAGTAATTTTAAAAGTATATCTTTTATTTCTGCTAGTTCTTTTTTTATTTCTTCCATAAACTTTCCTCCCATATAAAAAGCACCAGATTTCTCTGATGCCTAATTTTCTTGTACTATGAAAATGAAGATAACATATATATTGTGCTAAGTCTTCCTGTATTCCTCAATTTTTCCTTTTCTTTTTCAGAATAATTTCCATTTAACACCTCTTGAATTTTTACAAAAAGATTATCATAATATTGATTATCTTGACTATTCTTTAAATTTCTTATTTCTTCAACAATTTCATCAACATCCATACTAACTCCTCAAGCTTTCAATTAAATCAGTTAATTCTTGATATTTTTCTATCGAATTAACTTTTTCATAATTATTATACAACTTCTCGTTTAAATAATCTACCCTTTCAGTAACTGGAACCTTAAATAGTTCTTTAGCGAAGTTAAATTCACTATCAAATAGTTTTGCTTCCTTATTTATTTTTCTTAGATTGTCAACCATTTCGTCATATTGTGACTCAATAAAATTTATTTTTTCTTTTTTGCATATTTCCTGAGTATACAATTGCACTGATGCTTCTTCAATCTTCCAATGCTTTCTGTATGTTTCCCTGTCATAATAACTTATAGAATGAGCATGTAGTTGCTCATGTATTAGCATGTCTTGAGTAGTGTATTTATCAACGCTTATGCTACAGTTCCATTCTTTCCCTACTCTGCTATCTGTTAATTCTATGTTTCCACTCCATCTTGATTTATTAGATGTGTAGTTATTGGCAATATTGTTTGCTTTTTTAGCCATATCTTTTAGTTGTTCTATTGTATATTCTTTTTGATTGTTAGCAATATTTTTGGTTCTTGGTATGTTGTTTTCATTTTTTACATATTTTTCATACCATTCATTATATTTCATACTAGCAGGCACATAATACGTTTTACCATCTGCCCCCCTAGCTGCCCTTTGGGCAAATTTTGACTCATCAGTAAACCAAGGAGCTGTTGTTGTTCTGCACCACACATGAAATGGAGGAGCTGTAACACCTGGCTGATAATCTTTCATATCATGTACTTTTCCATCTAATCCCCTGCATATTTCACTGGTGTGTGTATCTAACGTAGCAACTATTTCGTATTTTTGTACATTTAAACTATTAAAGCAATCTTTCCTGCTTGCAGAACCGAAGAAAGCACACTCAGTCATCACCAATCTGCCTGCCTTATTCTTACTAGTCCTAAATTCTTTGGCTATCTTGGTTATAAGCTTGTCGGGTGAGTCTCCACGAATTAGCATTTGTGTTAAATCTGTATGTAATGTATTTATCAGTTCTTTTTTATTCTTCCATATCCTATCTGAAAATGTTAATTCATCAGGTGCCCATGGCTTTGATATTACTTTCTTTATAATGTTCGTATCTAATGCTTGGATAACAAAAGCTGTATTGGTTCCTTTTTGTACTTCATAAGCCGTGTGATAATAGTTGTTCTTATATGTATCTATCAAAAATTCCTCTGTTTCCTCATTTTGCTCGTATCCTAATTTCTCTATCTCCTGCTGTATTTGTATTCTCAGTGCTTCTAGTCTTGAAATATGTACTTTAGCACTTGCATTTTCCAGTTCTTTCTGCCATATCAAATCTATTCCATTTTCTTCGCCATGTTTTATATAATCTTCTATGCTCCATTTTAGTTCCTTTAGTTCATCTGAATTTAATAACTTTTTAGCGTCTTGTAATGAAACATGGTTATTAACTGCAAACCTAACGAACCAACTATTGATTTCTTTTTGGATAGTTGCAAGTGCCTTATCGTATTCTTCTTTTAAAACATCGTTAAACTTGTCTGCATTCTGCAATTGCGATAGTTCTAATTGTTCAAACCTTTTACTCCAGTATTCGGAATTACTCATCATTATCACCCTCTTGTGGGCTATTTTTATTGTTTCTTAGTTGTTTCAATGCTTTAGCATATTCACTTTCATTTTTCTTTTCCTGTTCTTTTTCTTCATCTTCTATTTTTTGCATTTCATCTTCTACGCTAGTTACATATGGGTGATGTGCTAGTGCTGTTTTTCTGCTTAGAACCTCTAGGCTATTGTTACAATTTTCAATTAGTTCCTTTTCGTTTACTGTCATTGTCTTGTTAAATATCCACTCTAGCTCTAATTCTGAATAGTCCTTGTTTTCTTTTATTGATTGCCACTCATCTACAAAACCTTTAAAATGTTGAAAACTACTTTGAAATTCTGTTTCTATATTACTGCAATCTAGGTCTAGGTCGGCATACAATTGTTTTAATGCTACCCCAGACTCTTGTGTTCCAAATTTTTCTGATTGCGTATCTACACCAGAACCGCCTTCGTATATGTCTTTTCGTAATTGCTCTATAAAACTTTTAAATGCCTCTATGTTTATTTCTATTTTTACCCTTTCATATGCTCCACCATCTTCTAGTACAACTGTGTTAAATGTTTGCAGATTCTTTTGAAATTCTCCTGCCCTCTCATTATATCCTTTTATCACATTTACGCCCTCTGGTGACTCATAAATAGCATCTCCTATTTTGCTGTTTAGTTCATCGTAACAGTCTAGTAATGACTTTAAGAAATGAATTAGAGGCAATTCATCTGCATTGTATTTATAGTAAATAAACGGTATTCCTTTTTCCCACAATTTAACTTTACCATTTACAGAGAAATGTCCTAAAATAGATGTCTTTTCTGTATCTTCTCCTATTACAAGTTCTTTTCTCTTTTCTACTTCCTCGACATCTTGTATTAAATTATTTGCGTCATAAATATAGTATCTTACACCTTCCTCGTCATAATATTCTACCTTCGTTTTTATTTCTTTATTGTTTGCATCGTTATACACCTGTACATCATAGAACATTATTAGCCCATCTATTTCCTCGTGTTCCTCGTCCTTCCATAGTGGTACTATTCTAGTAGCATAACGTAGTCTTACTTTAAAATCTCCGTTTTCATCTATGTATAACTGCCACCATGTCATCCCTCTTTTTACGGCTTCAATTAAGGTATATTTTAACCTTTTGTGCATTTTTGTGTTGAAGATTTTTTTCATTACTTTTTTATACTCTTCGTTTTCTTTCTGGTTCTTATCTATTATTTGTTTTATTGTAGGCTTTTCTCTAACTAAATACCCTGCCTTTTGATTTATCATTTTATATATGATTGGGTGCTTTAATTGATAGTTTTTTGCATGAGGAGAAACTCTTTCGGTTCCATCGTATTCGTCTATATAAGTTCTTTGTTTTTCTTTTATATCCCCATCATTTTTGTAGTATCTTCCACCTATAAGCATTTCTTTATATTGTTCAGATTGCTTAAATTCATCAATTTGTGCCTTAATAAATTCTGTAAGTGGCATTCCATTTTTTGCACCTTCTTTTAGTATAAAGTCGATTTTTTCCATTTCGGTTATCATCTTCTCGCCCCTTTCACTTCATTAGCAAAATATGCTTTTGGTTTTGGTTCATATAATGAAAGAGCTAAAGCATCTGCCATATCTGGCGATGTTAGCCCTCTTTTCTTCATTTCTTCTTTTCTTTCTAATTCTATTTTACCGTCTGAGTTGATTCTATATTTTCTGTTTGTTATTTGTGTAATTTGCTTATCGTTATAGTACAGCTCAATTTCGTTATTTTTTACTTTTTCTCTTAACAATCCCCACATTAGCCCCGTAGAATTACTAAACTCAATTGGTTCTTCGTCCCTGTTTTTTCCACCTTTTCCACCAAAATGGCATTCATATAATTTTACTGTAACCAAGTTTTGTTCCTGTTTTATTTCTCTTAGTCTGTCATAAACACCAACACCTAAACCATCGCAATCTATTTTGATGTGAATTGGTATTCCTAAGTATTGAGTCCTTAATTTATTTACAAGTTGAACTATTGTTCCTGTTACCTGCATAGTGTCATTATGATTAATTTCAATTGGTTTTTGTTGTCTTTTTTTATCGAAAGTAGTACATATTATTGTTTGGTCATCTCCGTATCTTGCAACATCTACACCAATGTCAATTCTATTTGTTGGGTAGGTTTGTGCTATTGTTTTGCTACTGCAATTTTCAACCCAATCTAACTGAATGAAACTATCAGGCATTGCTTTTGGAAACTCTCCAGCCACACGTACCCTATACACGTCTGAGTCTATCCCGTACATATCTATAATCATTTGAATGTAGTCTTTTGATACTCTTCTTGAATTTTCTCCAGACACTTTAAACGTTTTATATATGCTTCTATTTTTATTATGGCTATCAAAAAAGAACCCGCTCAGTTGAGTTGGGTTTCCACACATTATTAACTTTGCGTCCTGTGTTGATAAACTTCCTAGTACTGGCTCAAATACTATGTCCTTTACTCCGTGATGCTTCATCTATGATGTATAGCAAATGGTCAGCATGAAAACCTTGTAGTGCATCTGGTTGCGTTGCTGTTCTTGGCACTGCAAACCAATTTTCTGGGTGTGATTTCATATACAGTTTTTCCTGTGTCCATTCAATTTCAGACTTTAAACCTTTGTTTAGCCATTTTGAAACCTCAGCCCATAAAATATCATGTAATTGGTGTTTCGTTGGTGCTGTACATGGTATTTTAGGGAATGGTCTTGTACACATAAACCATAAAATAAGCCAACTTTGCAGTGCTGACTTTCCTATTCCATGACCAGAACGAACAGATGTTAATTGGTTCTCTGCTACACTTGTCAATATATCACCTTGAATATCATCTGGTGTTGCCCCAATTACATCTTTTACAAATTCTACTGGTCTATCTTTGTAATATAATATTGCCTCTGTAGATAACATTAGTTATCACCTGCTTTGCTCTCGTATGCTTTTTGTATAATTTCTGCAAGAGATAAAGTATTGTTATTTTCGTTATCCTTGTCTAAGCCTTTGGCTAACCTTTGACCCTTCTGTGCCTTTTCTAAAATATCTATCATCTTTTTCAACTTATCAAAATCTGGCATGCCTACATATATTAGTTGTTCTGGCTTTTCAAGGCTCTGCTCAAGAATATCAAGAAACTTATCGTACAATTTTAAATGTCTTGTATTTAAGTCAACCTCTTTCTCGGATTCTTTCTCTATTGTCTTCTCTATTATTTTGGTCGCCTTTTGGTCTTCTTTTAGTCTCTTTTTTTCTGCCCATCCCTTTGTCCTAGATTTTGTTGTACCATTGTACGGAATTTCTTTATTTTTTATAAACTGGCTTACACTTTTATAATCACTCAGTATATATTCTTTTTCTAACTGCTTCCAATCATATTTTGCCACTCTCCTCACCTACTTCTGTTTTTTTCTAACCATTCTTCCATTTTTATAACTGTGTGGATTTTCTTGTAATTCTTTTTATACCTGATTACTATTTCATTTATAAAATCGTTAATACTAGCAACAATTTCGCATATGTCTTCCTGCCCAAATCTGCTATCATCACTTTGTGAATGCCCATATTCATATAGCCAAACATGTGTTAATTCATGTTTTAGTGTTTTTACAATGTTTGCTTGGTCTTCTAATAACATTATTTCCTGTGTTTTATATATTGTAATCCCTAGTGTGCCATCTTGTTTCATTTCATTGTTTATTGTTGCCTCATCTACAAGCTTTATAGTCCATTTTGTGCCATTTATATTAAATTCCATAATACTTACCACCTTTGCCAGCATGTAACTGATTTCTTTCTTGTTTTTATTTTGTTTTTGTCCTTAATATATCCACTGCACTTGACGCAATTGTCATGTATTTTTATGTTACATTCGCCTTGCTTCGTACAGTATGTGCATATTTCTTTCTTGTACTTTTCTATTAGTGTCATTTTAAACACCTCTTTATTCGTCATCTATATCTCCATCGGTAATATCAAGTATTGCATAGACAATTGCACCAATAATCGTACAAATTATTCCTAAGGATATAATTCCTGCTACTAACACTATTGGAGATATTAATATAATAAACATTACTTGTGCTATTGTTTCTAACATATTTCCACCTTCTTTGTTATTTATAAAACTCTAGGTAATGATATAATTATAAAATATCGCACCCTAGAACCAATCGGCTTATACTTCGGTACTATAGCACCTACTTTTTGCCAATCTGGATTTTTTATGTTATATCACTACCTAGAATTTTATAAATTGGCGAGGACTGTAGGATTTGAACCGCTCAGCCAAGTCCTCGTATATATTAAGCCTTAACTAGAATAGGCTACGTTCAACGTCTTGCAATAGTTTATATAAATAAAAGGAAAATATCAAACATATGGAATATATATTAACTTATCTAGTACGCTAATCGCATAATAAAAGAACCAACCGCACTTGGCTGATTGGCTCTTTTTTATAGTATAATAATCTCATCGTATATATTGTAACACACCCAAAGCGGACATTTTGGACATTTTGATTTTTTTTTTAATTTTTTTCTAAATATCTTTCGCATTTCTTTCTTATATTGTCCTCATTGTACTTGCATGTGTTATATTTTCTATTCATTAAATGTGCTATTTGTATCCAATTCTTTCCATCTAAGTATTTATATCTTAGTATTTGTCTTATTTCGCTAAATGGAACCTTTTCTATGTAATCTTCAATTTCATGTTCTTTGTCTACTAGCTCTATTTTGAATTTTCTTAGCTTAGAATACAATGTTTGCAACTTGTATGCTCTTTTCACATCTACACCATAAATTACTGCATGCCTTTTATATCCATTTTGAACGACATCTGAAATATGGCTACTTTGTTTCTCTATTCTTTCAATCCTGTCCTCTAAATCTCCGATTTCTTTTTTTATGTGAAAAATCTCTTCTAGTTTTTGTTTATCCATCAGTGTACCTCCCTAATCCAAAATTTTCTCTTTCAACAATCCCAACACATCATATGTTTTATGTACTCTTTTTGCATTATTTTTCATTTCTGTTATATCGTAACAATCTACATCTGCTAAATAATTTAATGCCTTATTTATGTCTCTTACTATTTCTTCTTTTGTCATGGCTTGTCCTCCTATTCTTCAATTATTTCTTCAACGGTATTTATATTTCTAAATGAACTACTCCATGTACTTCTGTACCCTGTTGTGGTTATTCTATATCTTTTCCCTATCTCTATGCTGTTATATAAATCAGCACTATTCCATTTTATCCAGTTATCTTCTATCTTAAAAACCTCGTTTTCTGTTCCTATCATGTATAAATCTCTGTCGTCTACTCTCTTGATCCACTTATCTTTAACGTAGACTATTTCACCTTCATTTTCATGTGTAGATGTTCCACCTTCACACCCTGTCAAACCTACCACAACCATTACCATCATAATTACTAATATTATTATTTTTATCTTCTTATTCATTTGCATTACCTTCTTTCTCTAATAAATCGTTTCCGTCTTTAACCTCTTTCCAATGTAATAATTTTAAATATATTTCTTGTTCAATTAAAATTGCTTCTTCTATATCATACCCTGATTGCTTTATAATTTTATTCTTCTCTTTCTCATTCATTCTTTTTAAGGCTTGTAATTGTCTTTCACGATTTTTCTCAAAAATTAATTTTTGTAAAATATCTTCTTTATTCATTTGCATTACCTTCTTTCTCTATTAGCTCTGGATTGTCATATATGTTGCCTATTACTTCAATATCATCATCTACATAATCGCCAAGTTCTTCCGCCTCATGTCTTACCTCTCTTGTGCCTACTATAATGAATTGAGCATATTTTTCTGAATATTTTACTAGTGCTATTATGTTATCAACTTTGCCTTTATATTTATAGTTAATTTGTAATATATCTCCCTCGTATATCTCTACTCCGCTTTTGTCTTTTAAACCTGTGTATTGCCCTATCGTGTTGTTATCAGTAATATAATATTTGTTGTATTGTCCATATTCTTCTTCCTCTGTCTGTATTTCACAATCATAATGTTTATCGCCATGTTCTCCATAGTCTTCTTTGTCTGTTTTTAGTAACATTCCATATATCCATTCATTGTCACTTTTTCCTCTAAACTTGATCTCTCTCATTTTTTCCTCCAATCCGATACAAAATGTACCGTTTTTATAAAATTTCTTTTAAAATACTCGAAATATTTTCTTGTATTGTTTTAATACACGAAGATTTATAGTTTTGTTCGGGTTTATGGTAAATATTCCTTTTTATAATCTGCTTCTGTATAATTTCCTGCTTTTACATATTGACAAAACTTATTTATGCCGTTTACTGCTATCAATCCCAAATAACACTCAATTAGATCTTGAGTCTCTTTGTGGAATATCCTTTCGTTTATATGTTTGTTGTAATATTCTAATGGCTCTTTATATGGAACATTAAAATCGACTTTTTGCTTTGAATACACTATTCCTGCACCTAACCAATCACAAACCATCT